TCGGCGCCGCTCGAGGAGGTCAGCGTCTCACCGAAGACGAAGGTGCCGAAATACTCGGAGACGACGAGGTAGCCTTCCGCCGTATTGTTGGGGGCAACCGCCCAGTTGCCGGATCGCCGCACCATCCGGTCGATACGCGCGCGCGCCCCGGAGGTCATGCCGATGACCAGTTCGGCCTCTGCGAACGATATCGAGCCTAGATTGAAGGTCAGCTTCTTGCCAAGCACCGGCCTGACCCAGCCGCCGCTGGTGGATTTGAACATGCCAGCGGTGCCGTCGATCTGGTCGCGAAAGGCGTACAGCGCCCCGTCATAGACCCAAACACCACGCACCGGGCCGACGCCGGGCACTGGCGAGATGTTGCCGCGCCGCTCCTCGGTGATGTCCGGGGTGCTGCCATCCGATGGACTGAGTTGCCCGTCGTAGCGCTCATAGCCGCCGACACGGGTATAGCCGCTGACATCCGGCTCGTAGTTGAGCGAGGCGATCGCCTTGCCGGGTGGCATCGCGATCGGCGCCGTCACCAGATCGAGACCGCCAAGCATCATCGAGGTTGCGACTTCGATGCCCATCAGGCCAGCGGCGCTCCCCATGTGACTTTCGGAAGCTGCATCGCCTCGAGCATCGAGAAGTTGGGCAACATGCGCAGCCGGTAGATCGGAATGCGCGGGCCTTCGTCATAGCCCTCGAGGTAGGTCAGCGCCGCGTCCTTGATCAGCAGGTGGAAGTCCGCTGGCATTTCCGGCACGTCGTCATCGGCCATCAATAGCTGCGGGCTTTTCCGGTACTTGCCCCGGATCGTGTAGACGTTGTCGGGGATGGGCGAGAACAGCAGCCTGCCGTCGAGGCCAACGGTGTAGATGTGCGGCTTGCCGGGCGTCTGGGTGCCGCGTGCCTGCGTTTCGTAGAAGTTATCGACATCGAACCAGCGCAGCGGTCCCTCTTCCGCCACGCCGGTCGAGGTGAGGTAGCTGGACAGGCCAGCGTCGGCCCCGTCCTGCTTGAACCCCCACTGCGAAAAGCGGGTGATGGGTGTCATCGTCCGCTCATCGGTGAAGGATGTTGCGACATACTCGCGCTGCCCGGCAACCGTCTGGCCGACGAACCGGCTGTTCAGCCAGCGCCACATGCGGTGCGCGTTCTGGATGTCCACATAGGCCTCGCGGACGAAGTCCACGACCTGCTTCAGACGATCCACCTGCCCGACGACCGTCGTCGGCTTGACGCCTTGGATGGTGCCGGACTGCTGTGCCGTCATCTGGCAGAGTTCGAGGAATGTCACGCGGCCTCCTCGCGATCGTCGTCGTCTCGGTCGTCGTCGTCGCGTGCTGCCGCAGACGCCGCTGCCAAAGCCGCCGCCTCCAACTCTTCCGCCAGCTTCCTCTCGGCGGCGTTCAGCCGTGGCTCGATGTGATAGACGCTGACCGGGTATTCCGGCACCTTGCGATAGCCTGTGATCTTCGAGTCTTCATCGGTCTCGGCAATGTGGGCGACGGCGTTCTTCAGTACGTGATACCACTTGTATTCAACCCAGCAGGTGCGCGCCCGGGGGATCATCATTCTTGAGTCGTTGACGCCGACGAACACTGGCTCGTTGCCGCCCGGCTTTTCCTGCGGCTCGATCCTGATCTGGACCATGCGCTTGCCGGGCGTATGGCGCTCGCGCTTCGGCTCGACCCGCTTGATTTCAACTTCTTCCTTGCCGTCGTCGAAGTCGATGAAGTCGGTCGGGAACCCGGCCTGCGCCATCTTCGCCTTGATGCCGCCGACGCCCATGTTGGCGCGGACATCGAGGCCCATTGTTGCCGCGACCGCCTGCGCCAATGCGCTTGCATTGAGCATGTCGATCGGGATTTGTCGGATAGCCATAGTCAGACCTTTCGGAATTTGACCTCGAGCAGTTCGATGGCCGACAGGGTGAGGTCGTTGACCGTAATCGGCGTGCGGCAGGCGAGGCTGAATGCCTGCCCCTTGGCGTCATAGAAATCGAGGGTGCCGTAGCAGTCCTCGAGGATGATGTTGTTGATGCCGGGCGGTGCTGGAGACTGCGGCGGGATCGACGCGGTGCTGACCGACGCGGGGCTGAACCCCTGCTGCTCGATCGACAGGTCATAGAGTTGGGAGCCGAGCGCGGGAGGATCACTCGGCTCCCCCTGTCCTACGTCGGCCCCGGCAGGCACGACTGCTGCGGGTTCCATTGTCGGAGCAGGTTCACGGGCAGCTTCCTCGCGGGGTTCCTCGCGGGTTTCCTTGATCTTCTGGGCTTGCGTGGTCGGCGTGGTTTTCTTGGCCATGAGAAGGCGTCCCGGTTGGAGGGAATGCCGGGCGAGTTACCCCGCCCGGTCATCGATCAGGTGTTCTCGCGCAGCGCGGTGAAGCGGCACGGGATACCGGCAGGGGCGACTGTGCCGCCGACCGTGAAGCCCTTGCTGGCGCCTGCCGTGGTGCCCTCGTAGCGGGTGATCGCCGCCGCGCCGGTCACCACCGCCGTGCCAGCCGCGCTGGTGGTGGTGGGCTGGTTGGCCGGGATGGTGGCATCGCCACCGGCGGCGCTGGTGACCACGCCGGAAGACAGGTTGGTGACGACGATGTCTTCGCCAGCCGCCGTGAACGTCCCGGTGATCGAGTTCTCGTCAAGGACGAGCACGCCTGCGGCAGTGCCTGCGGACCATGTCGCGGCAGATGTCAGCACTTCCCTGACGATCGCGGTGGCGCGCGAGGTCATGCCCCGGATGATCGCGCCGGGGAGGATGACAACCGTGCCACCGCCGGTGAACGCCATTACGGGAGCAAGCCACGCTTCGGTGATGGCCAGCGTGCCGCTGCCCTGCGCGACCCTGACCCAAGTTGGGACGTAGCCGAGTTCGACGTTGATGGCAGCGCCGGTGCCCATGAATGCGCCTGTGCGTATTGCGGGTTTCATGATGATGATCCTAGAGGTTTGGGCCGGTCACTTGATGAACCCGGCCCGGAGGGGTTGAGGTCGATCAGAGTGCGGTGACGGCCACTTCCAGCCGCGACATCCAAGCCTGATTGAGGATCAGGGCGGCGTGCCACGTTTTCCAGCCGACATAGCCGCGCTGGCCCAGCGGGTCATCCTTGGTCTTCTGGCCAACCGGGATGACGGTCGGAGAGACCGATCCCTGATCGCGCAGGGCGACCATGCCCCATGCGTCCTGACCGAAGTAGACGATCGGATAGACATCGGCGTTGACGCCACTGGTCGAGACCATCGTGCCCTTGGCGCCACCGGCGTCGAGGAACGGATTGAGGTCTGGCGACAGGATGTAGCGAACGTCTTCGACCGAGCCGATTTCAAATTCGGAAATCGGCGACCGGGTGCCGTAAGAGGCCACCGTCGAGAAGCCCGGCATGTTGCGGATATCGGCCTCGACATCGGTGTGCGCCACCGCGACATAGGCCGCTTCAACCGCCCGCGTGGCATAGTCGCTGGAGGGCGACAGCGAGCGGGTGATCTTCTGGGCCTTCAGCGCCTTGAGGCTGCGGAGAACCGCGCGCTGCTTCTGCAGGGTGATCGGGGTATTCACGTCGGTGCGCAGGGTGCCGTTGGCGTAGTAGACCTGCGTTCCGGCGCGGATGATGCCGTAGTTGAGCGCCTCGATGGTGCGCCCGATGTTCTCACCGGCCTGCACCGTTGCATCGTTTAGCACAGGGTCTTCATGCAAATCTTCGATTTTGTCAGTAATAACCACGACTTGGCCGTACTGACGCAAGGTTGCCGAGACATCTTCGTAAGCAAACTGCGTCTCGGTCGGAGTAACGCCTTCAGTCAACGGGATAGTCTGGGCGGAGAAGATCTTCGGGCGCCGGAACTTTATTGTGTCCGACTTGTTCTTCGGCATGGCTTTAGTTAGCCCGAGCTTTTCGAGCACCATGACGGGTTTTGCATGTTTGAGCATTTGACGTTCGGCATAGATCGCTGTGCGCTGTGAAATGCCGCCGTCGTTATAGGCAGTGATGGTCATTAGAGCGGTCCCTTCGAAGACCGCTCAATCCCTCATGCTTTGCGATACTTCTGCTCGTCCGGGTCTATTGCCGCCCACGCTTTCCAGATTTGCTCTGGATCACCATTTTCAGGAATGCCGCTTACAGTGGGTCGAGACCCGGCTGTGTGGGGTGATGCCGATCCGGCGAGTTGTGCCGCGCGCCGTGGATTGAGCCTTTGTTGCTGTGCAGGCTGCGCCCCATTCGGGGCTGCAGTCCCGGGTTCTTTGTTCGACGCAACGAAAGACTTGAAAGCATCCAGCGTCTCGATCGCACTGTAGGGATCGATGATCGCCTCCTGATTGGTTACAAACGACTTACGGAGCGCTAGGGGCTGATCGACTATCCATGCGCCGAA